TTGCTCCGGTTATATAAGATTCAAATTGTCCAAGACATGCATTTAATATCTTTGTTTGCAACTTGACTTCTGTTATTCCAGCAGTTTCAAAAAAGTAATCTGCAATAACGTGAGTAGTGAAAAGCCTTGTACCTTCAATAATTGCTTCTTTGCTAACTCGGAAGATCATGTTCAGTTCTGAAAATGCTTTGCCGATTTCTTTTTCAGTTAATTCTTTTGCGATTGAAGCGTTGATTGCTTTCCTTGAAGCCTGTAATGTGATATAAGCAATTTTTTGGGGATAGTAACTTGCAATAAAGTTAACCGCTTTTTCAACATCACCTTTTTTTATAAGTCGTTGGTATTCCTTCAACACATCATCAGTTATCCATATTGAAGGTTTCCATTTTCGAGGGTCTATATCTATTCCAATTGCCATATCATACACTTACTAATTTATAATGGTGGTGAAAAGGGGTAACTCTTCACCACCGTATAAATCAATAACCTTGTGGGTTTCGATTAAGCAGTCAGGATACGCACTACTTTCTTTTCGTCGATGAGTTTAACACCGAACAGCACATCAAATTGAACGTTTGTATTCAACGTGGAACTGTCGGTCCAAACACTTACTCGAACAGGAAGACCGCCAAAGTTAGCGATAGTGGATTTAACTCCGCTTCCATCCGGCTTGAGAGCATACGGACGAGCCGCAAGAGCAAGACCACCAGGCACCATTGCGATAAGTGAACGAGTCGGATGAACGGAAATAACCGCATCATCAGCAACACCGGCATCAAGTCCAGCACCACGATACGCAATTGTTAAACCGGTCGTGTCGCCGCCTGTTAAAGTAGAAGATTGAATGCTGAAAGTTCCAGTTGCACCCGCTCCAAAAGTTATGATGTCTCCACCACGAAGCAGATTAGCGTCATCATTGAAACCATCAACAACAAGAGTCTTATCACCGGCAAGATAACCGGCTGCATTGTTAACAGCACCGGTAAGATCAGCAGGGGTATAATTAGCAATCACGTAGTTGCTGAAAATATCAAACCCGAACTTGCGGATAAGTTGACCTTCTTTAATCGCAACACCGTTATCTCCGCTGTAAGAAGCATATTGGAAAGCCGCTTTCTTCAGCAACAGGCCGATGTCTTCCGAAGCACCAATCAGTTTACGCCCGATAGGACTTACTTTGTTCGAGTCCATCAGAATCTTGGCATCAACAACGTCATTTTCGTCAATCGCATCATGTGCAATGTTCGTAATGTACGAAGACTTGAGTGCTTCTTTGTAAATCTCAGTGTTAACACTGTCAAGTATCGCTTGTGCAAGTGGAATAGCATACGCTTGAATAAGATCATAAGCGGACATGCTCATTTCAGCATCAGTAAGAGCGATAGTTGCTTTCTTGGATTTATCCAGTTTAAGTTGCGCCGTTGCTTGAGTTACACCACTTGGGGTAATCGTCGCGCCTGGTGTCCAATCTCCAGCAGACATAGAAGGATTGATTGGAACATTAACCGTATCACCTTTTTGTGCAACGGTTTGTTCGTACTGCCTTGAACACATGTCTTGAAAATTGTATCCCGCAAGATCAGCACCTTCAGCAAAAGCCGATGCCCAAAATTCAGGATAGAGAGAATCCATATTTGTATTCGACATAATAATTTACTCCATTTGTTTTGAAATGAATCCGTTTCGTGGAGTAATTCGTTAAAGGCTTTGTCGTGAAGATTACGTTGGTGAGAGTCTCTAAGACAGTAGAGTTTGACTGTTTGGTCTTTGTTATTCTGTTATACTAACGTTTTCTCTGTTGGAGAGTCGTTGACGATATTCAGCGGCAATCTTGGGGTCTTTCATTTGTTCACGAGTGTATGTTTGACTTTGTGAACCTGAAGCACCTGTGTTATTTCGCTGAGTACCACCACCAGGAATAATTCGAGACTTCAAAAGATTAGCATTGGAAGCATCAGTTAAAAAGGTTGTAACCATTTCATCAGCGGAAATTTTCTTTCCATCATAATCAAATATTACATTTCCTTTTTCGTCAACATCAGCCTTGGCAACAGTCCGAAGCAACATTTCAATCTGCTTTGGATTATAAACGTCATACTTGGAAATGCTATCATACAATGCTTTTGAAGTCATTGTATCACTATATAGTTTCCAATTGGCATCAGACCTTTGTTGAAGTTTGATAAATTCATCTTCTTTTGCTTTACGGTCAAAATCCGCACGTTCCTTGTCGGTCATTGCGGCTTTTTTGATTTCAAGAAGTTCCGCTTTTGTCTTTTCAGTTTCAGCGACAATATCTTGAATCTTCGAATCATACATCTTTTCAATCTTGCCTTTTTCAATTCCAAGACGCTTGTTTAATTCGTCTTTAAATTCGAGTGGCAGATTAAATTTCTTTCCGCCCTCTCCTGTGTACTCAAAAAATTCTTGAGTTGTTTCATTAGCATTTGGGTTTTCAGTAGTCATTTTGCTCCTATTGTTTTACGTGCATTACACGAATGACCGTTTTTACGTCCGGCACACGACGAATTATTTTACGTCCGAGGACGAGTGAATGCGTGATAAATTATTAACGAATGATTTAGAATATTCCTGAAAATCTTCTATCAATTTTTTGCTGTCTTTAAATTCTGAAATAGTTGAAAGTTCTTTTTCTTTTTCACGAAGTATTTTCTTCCTACCAAAACTTATGATATGACCAATTAACTTTTGCAAATCAAAGTCATTACCATCAGCGTCTTTAATATATTTTGGTAGTATGATTTCTGTGTTTTCTACTTTGTCTTTGAATCTGAAAGTTTCCATTAAGCAACATTTCCTATTTCTGGTTTTAAAATTCCTGGCAACGGCTCACTTCCAAGGTTGTCTATTTCGTCATTGATTTCTTTTTTCTCTTCTTCAGTCAAATCAGGAATTATATCATTTGGTATCCGCTTGTAGATTGCTTTTTCAACAGACTTTAACGGAACAGTCAACCCTTGAGCCATACGAGAAAGTTTTGTATCAATGTCTTCTTGAACGATATTTGCCACGTACTTAACATCAATACCTTCATCAGTTCCACCCTCCCAACGATTCAATATCTTAAAGATTTGTTTTTCAGTGTTGGCGAGTTGGTTAGCGAATTGTTTCAAGAAAAGTTCTGTCTTCCTGAACTCTAAAAGTTTTGCGCTGCCTGATTGTGTGAAGTTCTTTTCACGGTCTTCAGTCATTCCAATCTTTGCAAAGATTTGACTTATATAAAATTGGATTGCGCTTATGTACTGCTGGATGTCTTGAAGGTTTGGACCTTTAAAATCAGGTGCTTGATATTCTCCTTTATACGGAACAACAGATAATCCGCCAAGACCGTCTTTTAATATGGCTTCCGGCAAATCTTTATCAATATTTGTAACAGGAAAGAATAAAACCTTGATTGTTCCGGCCATGAGCATTTCATCAAGCATACTTAAAGTGTTGTAAACTTGACGGCTTAACAATGCAATATCTTCAAAGATACTGTCGTTCATATTGTCGAAATTTACGTCACGGCTATTACTCAAAACAACAGGCACTATTCCAAGCCCATGTTCAACCGGTTCAGCAACAATTATATCATTATTTGTTTGAGTATAATCAATGTAAAGTTAAGGTGTCCAAAGCCTGTATTGTTTGATTTTTTCTTCAAGCAAAAAAGGATTACTCTTTTCTATTCTGGAATTATCAAGAACAATCCACTTGAAATTATCTTTATCGTCAGTGTCAAAATCTCTCACTTGCCAAGGAAAGTAACTTATACAATACGGATTGATATTGTTGGTTATTCTTTCTGCTTCGGATAAACCACTTTCAAACTTTGGACTATCAACCAAGATAAATATTGGAAATTGTAAAGCGTTGGCAGCGATACCTTGCATATAACTGTTAATGCCTTTTCCATTGCTGATATTGGTTTCGGTGTATTTCAGTCTGTCAGGTATTGTACGCTTTGGTTCAGTGTTAAACATGATACCGGTCAACAGCATTATGAGCGGTTCCATTAAGTTAAGATAGATCGAACGTTTCAACCTGGCATCATAGTCTATTTCATTTTCTTTGCTATAACGAAACAGATTTGATTTGTTGCAATACGCTTTACCGCCCAAGAAAGACTGATTCATGAATTGCCAAATTGAATCATTCGCTTTGAGTTGGGAGTGTTGGCGGGTAAATATTAAATCTTTAATTTCTTTAGTGTTATAAACCATAGCGTTTTCTTTTTTGGATATTTAGAATCATTTCACCGATTGAACCACTTGATACTTTGTTGCTTTGAAGCATTCCATCAGGTCCAATCTTGATAAACTGAAAGCGGTGTCTCAAGTGTGTGTAAAGTGGGTAACGGAAACTATCAACCAGGTCATCGTTGAACTTTACCGGCTTGTCTATGTAGTTGCCGTCTTTGTTTTTCTGCCATGAATAACTTTGTAACTCTTTTATTATATTGGATGAATCATAATCACCGCCATCCAAGATATTAAGTTGGAGACTTTGACAAAATGAAATACCGGCATTAACGTCTTTATCAGAAGGTAGAGCATTGAAACCAGCTCTGTTAAGTTCTTCAATAATATCAGGTCTGGCACTATCACAATATATCAAATCCTTGCCGATGTTCAAACCTTTCATCACATCAACAAGATCATTGGGAGTTAATCCGCTTTGATAGATTCGCTCTTCGATACAAACGGCGTTGTCACAAAAATATATTTTACAAAGCCCTGTTTTGTGATTAAAACCAAAATCCAGTCCATAAATTACTTCATCAATTTTTTCAGGGAGTCTTTCAACGATTTGCCAATTATGATATATCGTTCCTTCAAGCGTTCCAAATTCGCCCAACCGATAAACCCTATAAAGGTTTTCATTTTGATTTTTAAGTGAATCAAGTGTTTCAATATATTCTTTTTCGATGAATGGATTATCGTCTACAGTTACTTTGATCTTGTGTGCGTTTGATTTGTTGCTGAAGTATTTGTTGTAAATCCAATTTGTTGTTGCTACTGGATTAAAACTTAATATCAACTGTTTGTATAATCCCTTGCCGCCTCTTAACCTTAGTAATGTTTGAGTTACTGCTTCTTCGGATAGTTCGTTTGCTTCTTCGATGTGTGCAAAGTCTACATCAGTCAAAGATTTGATTTTTTCAATTTCTGAGTAATGATTGATTGATAAAAAGTAAACCTTTGAATTGTAAGGAAGATACATTACGTTGTCGGTGTGTTGTATTTTGTAATCTATCTTTAACGCTTGTGCTCTGCGTTCCATCATTGCAAGACAGGTACGTTTTAAACTTGGCATTGACTTACGAATTACAACCGAAGTTAATTCACGCTTTTGTATGATTGGCTGTAATAATAGTTTGTCCGCAACACTTACTGATTTTCCACCCGCTGCACCACCAAAAAAAATTACTTCTTTATTTGTTGATTGGAAAAACTCCGTATGGTATGGATTAAGCAGTTGGTTCAGGTTCATCTTTTAATTTTGGTAAGAAAGCATCACTGATAATTAACTCTCTGTCATTATCGTTATCATCAACGAGTCTTACTTTATCCGTTACCTTGCCGTAGATTCTGTTCTGAAGATATTCAATCGCTTTCCAGTTTCGCTTTTCGTAGACTTCAAGGATTGCACGTTCCATCAATGTTAACGTGTTCTTATCAATCTCTTTCCGCTCGTTGTATAGTAGGTTTTCAACGGTAACAATCGAACGTTTCAACTCATTAAGGTTGGAATTAGCAATTGTTTTAACGTCTTCAGGCAGTTTGGACTTTCGCTTTTTCCAAAAGTCGTTGCCTTTGGGGAATGTGTGTTTTGCTTTCTTATCTGCCATGATTGTGTGTGGTTAATCTCAATACCGAAACGTAAATTCCCGTTTCGAGAAAGACACACCGGCCAACTGAGGTTAACCGGTGTCAGAAACGGGAGGATTTTAGGAATGTAGGATGTGGCTGTGTGCTTTGTGTCGGATATGGTGTTGACCTGAGACTTTGGTTATGCACAACAACTAATGTTTTGCTTTATTGTCTGTTTTGTACCTGGAGGATTAGCAACAACAGCCTTACCCCTACATATATAAATACAATAGCAGGTTGAAAAAAATCTCATTTTACAGTCCAATGACCATATATTTTTTCAAAATTTCTCTTTTTATGACTTAAAATCATGCTTTTGGACATTTTTTGTTTTGTTTCTTCAGTTAATTTTAAAGGTTTTCCAGCGTGAATACGTTCAATTTTAGTTTTAAGATTGTACAAATAATTCTTGTAGGAAAATATCCAGAAATATTCCATATAATTCAATAACTCTTCGTTATCACACTCAAAAACAACCTCCCATTTAAAGTTATCAATGCCGTATTTTATCAA